CCATGCTCTCCCCAGCACCCACTTCCCAACAAGTAGACCTCAGAACAATTGGCAGAAGAGATTCGAGATAATACTGAACATCCTCATTTTCTCGTAAGGGACCATAGATAGGTTTCGATCCAAGAATGAAGGGAACAGAAGGAGGAGTAAGTTTTCTGAGTTTCTGGAGGGCCAGACTAACCGCCTTAGGCATCTTATAGAATTTCTCCTTAATAGAGAACTCTAATCGATTTCTAAGAAAGTAGGTCGCAACCTTCCTTTGCTCATAGCTCACCCCAAACTTCCATCCTTCTACCACTCTCAAACCTAGTCCACCCAAGTCCTTATGAAGAAAATAATTCGGAACAAAAGCACCGACCTTCGGAACAAGACGACCTAGCTGTTTTAACAACAGACGTTGGCACATCCTGCGTCCTCGATCATACTTAAACGCACAAGCAAGGTCCCATAATTGAGCACCCTGTCCGATTGTTTGATTTATCTCTCCTCTCTTCACATTATGGCCAATACATACACTCAAGGGCAAGTAATGTATCTCCTTTCCAACTGTCATATCAACAAGTATCGAATTTATGAGAGCCCATCTAGAACTCTCGTAAGTCTTAGCCTCATTGACCTTCAGTCCCACCTCCTCAGCAGCAAACCTCCACTGAGAACCCGCATCTCCATCCTTAAAGTCTTTGAAAAGAATATCATCACCATTGATTATAACCTTCCGGAGCTCCTTCTTCAAAAGAGCTTTGTCCTTCGGGCGAGTAACATAAGTGTTGATATTCTTCGCTCTCAGATAAGTACTCAAATTTATGATACAGAGAAGCGGAAATGAGAGAGGATGTCCCATCAACTGACCTCTAACCTGTCGTACCTCGGATCCATCAGGATAGTGAATAAGTGCCCCGGAAAAACTTCTAATTATTTGTTTTCCCAAGTACGTTTTCACCAATCCCAGATTCTCGAGGACTCTAGTGACACAATAGACGCTTGCCTCTAAAGACAAACCGTCCGTTGCATCTGAATAGTCGCCAGAATAATAGTAATCTCCTTCCATTTCACGCAGTCCGCAAATAAGCCCAAGTACATTTTGATCCATAGTGCTAAAACTTGTAGATTTCCAGCAATCAATGAGGAAACGTTGAAAAACTCTAAAAGAACTGTAGAGCTTCTCCCGTCCAACAGTGATCACCCGGAACTTTCCAGGTTCAGGAATCGCTTGATATTTTACATCATTCTCTTCCTCTTCAGCACCACAGAGCAAATCGTACTCGAACTTATCTGAAAACATACGCTGCCCCATCCTATCATTCAATTCAAAAGACTTCCCTTTACCATCTCTGAGTAAGCTCGAATGGTTTCCTCCGTCCTTACAGCTCGTCTCATAACTAGCACTCCAAGTAGGCACACATAGACCCTGAGGTCTATAGTGTGTACCCGGAGGTATTATAAGATCTACCGCAGACGAGATCCACA